ACGATTGTTGTTGTGGGTTTGGAAGAGTTTCAGAGGATTGAGGGCATAAGGTGGGATGGATGCGGAGTAACAGAGTATCAGAAGGTAGATGGGAAGTTTTTAACGCAGACATTACAGCCTATTTTGAATGATACAGGTGGTGAGGCAATCTTGGAGGGGAGACCACTTGGAAAGAATCACTTTTACGATGAGTTCTTAAGAGAAAAGACAGAACCCGAAAGATGGAAATCATTTCATTGGACTTCAGAGGAGATATTAAGCCCTTTACAGATTCAGGCAGCAAAGAATGATTTAGGATTAATTGATTATCAAAGAGAGTATTTAGCTTCCTTTGAGACTGGCGGGCAAAGAGCTTATTATGCGTATGAAGAAACTAATTTGAAGAAAATAGGAATAGATTACAGATTAAATTTACATCTTCCTATTATAGTTTCATGTGATTTTAACGCAACCGAGAAGCCGATGTCCTGGACGGTAGGGCAAAGACAAGGTGAATTGATTTACTGGTTCAAGTCTTTAAGCTATCAATATACGAATACGATAAAAATGAGTGGAATATTAGACGATTATTTAAAGACATTAGAATCATATCCTAAGATCATATACTTTTATGGTGATTATTCAGGAACTAAATTAACATCAAATTCTTCAGTTAGTGATTGGCAGATTATAGAGAATTACTTTAAGAATAAGGATGGTTTTAAGCCTTTAATTGAAAAGAAGATTAAACCAACAGTTAGTGTGAGGGATAGAGTAGCCGCAACAAACGCTTTACTGAAGAACGCAAATGACATTAGAAGAATGTTTGCCGATCCGCGGGGATGTAAGGCTTTAATAAGAGATTGGGATAGAATGAGCTGGAAAGACAATAATGTTGATTTAGATGAATCGAATGATTTAGATTCACATAATGCGGCTTCTGTGGATTACTTTTCAAGTTACGAGTATCCGGTTCAAGAAAAATCTTATTCACATCAGTTTTAGGAGTTTTATGAACAGAGACCAAAGTTACCTTAAAGCATATCTCCAATCAGCAGATATTAAGGTTGATAATATGCTGAAAGAATTAAATACACTGATGGATGATATTTGGCTCATTCCCACGGGTAATGGGGTTGATATTGAAAATATCCTGAGAGTTTATCACGGGTATGAAGACCTTCAGGGTGCTTTGAAGGCTTGTAAAACTAAGTTTGAATCTGCAAGGGTTAAAGAAAATCTAAATGGTTAAATTCAAAGGCAAGTTAATTTCAGACTACTCAAAGAAAACATTGATTGAAATGTTAAATGAGTTAGTTCCTTATACTCAAAGATGCGAGCTTGAGTTAAGGAAATTAAAACTTGAACTTAATAAAAAAGATAAAGGGATAATTTTACTTAAATGACAGTCTTGGGAATTATCTTAACAATCATTATATCAGTCTTTGCCGTAATCGGGATTCGTGTTGTTGTTGCGTCTCTCTCAATTAAAGAGAATAAAGGAAGTGAGCGTGATTGAAGTTATCGAACTAAAAGATAAAGACGGAAACGTAATAGCCATTATTGAAATGGATAAATTTCCATTAAGTATTAACTACATTAAAAGATTCAAGAGAAAAATCTATCACATTAAGGAAACAAAGAACGAAGCACTTATACTGAATTAAATTGTGGGGTGGCTGTTGGTTGCCCGCTTAGTCTCATAAGCTAAGATACGAGGGTTCGATTCCCTTTCCCGCGACTAACATATTTCAAGGCAGTAGCCAGTAAGTAGTTTTAATACGAAAGCAAGTTAAGCCGATATTCTTAAAGGATTGGGGTATCCCCGGTCGAAGAATATCGGCTTTTTTATTTATCAGGAGAAAAGATGAAAGTATTAGCAATAGTGTTTTTAATGAGTTTTTCTGTTTTGGCGCAGGTTGATTTCAAAACCGTAAGTGCCGATTCAGGGCTTGCGTTATCAGATGCTTTTTGGATAGGCACTGCACAGCCTGTAAAGCGAAGTGTTATAGGAGTTGAAATTCCATCAGGCTTTAATGGTGATAGTCTTTCATTTCAGGCTAAGAACAGCGGAGGCTCAACATGGTTTAACGTATTTAACCAGGGTGTTCAGGTAGCTTTTCCGGCTGCCGCTTCAAGGTTTGTCATTATTGATTCCGATTTACTTGTGAACATGGATTCACTAAAGATACGTTCAGGCACTTATACCGATCCAGATTCCCTTACTGCCGATATTAATTACCGTGTTAAGATTTTTGAACTGAAATAATACCGCAAGGGGAGGCGGTATTATGGACGTTCAAACAACAATGAAGTTATTATACGGAGCGTATTTGGAAGATCAAAATAAGAGACGTGTGAAAGAACAGGAGAAACTGTATTACTACTACGTTGGGCAGCAGAACGAAGTATTGAAGTATCTCTCAAACGCTCTTTCTATTACTTTTGATGAAAAGGACATTGAGGAATTTCAGCTTAATTATTTGAACATAACTAAGAAGATTGTCAATTCCCTTGCTGTGGTTTACAGAGACCCTGCTTACAGATATTTTAAGAATGAATACGATGCTAAGAAGGATAAGAGAAAATACACAAATTACTACGAGAGAATCCTTCCTGCTAATATCAATTCAAAAGATAAGCAGATTAATAGATATGCAAAGTTATTTAACACTGCATTAACCCAAATTGGCTTTGATAAAAAATCAGGAAAGATAGTTTACAATAACAGGGGTTCACATCAATACGATGTTTTGTTTGATGAGAATAATATTTACAGACCTATTGAAGTAAGATACCAACAGTATTTAACCATTAACAAAGAGCCTGAATTAGTTACAATAGTATGGACTGAGAAAGACCATTACGGATTAACCTCTTTAGGAAATGACTTTGTAATCGGGGATAATAAACAAAAGAAAAACCCTTACGGAATTTTACCCTTTGCAATTTGCAGGGAAGAAGAACAGGATGACTTTTGGGGAAACGGACAATACGATTTAGTTAACGCTAATGAGCAGATAAACTTCTTAATGACTGATTTGATTAACGGTGGGGTAATCATGCAGTCATGGGGCACGCCTGTAGCTATAAACCTTGAATTGGCAAAGAGAGGACAGGATGGAAGCATGAACCATCAGCGTGTCCGTTTCGGACCGAAACATCCTCTTGTAATTGAAAACGCCAATGATGGTAAAATGAGACCCGGATTAGAATACGTTAATGCCAATCCGCTTATAAAAGAAGTAATGGAAGTTATTGACTGGCAGTTTACAAAAGTTGCTTTGGTTAAAGGATTAGACCCGAATAGGATTATAGGGAAACTTACAGAGGCTTCGGGCTTTGCTAAAATAGTTGACGCTATTGAACAGATGGAATTAAGACGTGATTCATTAGAGCCTTGCAGAGAGTATGAAGCACAGCGTTTTGAGATTACTAAAGCGGTAAATAATTATTACGCTGATACCAAAGAAGGCAAGGAATTTAAGTTAGAGAAAATTCCCGATGATTTTGAATTAGCAGTTGACTTTGCCGAAATAAAACCACCTGTAGATGCAGAGACACAGATCTTAGTTGATGACTTTAAATTAAAGAGACACGTCATTTCAGTTTTAGACGTTATACGAAGGGAAAACCCTGATTTAGATGATATTCAGCTTAAAAAACTACTTGATGAGAATAAAGAATTAAACGATAAATACGTTCCTGTAGAAACAGCACAGAATAACGTTGATAATATCAGAAAAGAGAAATTAAGCGATAAAATGGTTAACACAATGAACAAACAAGGGGAAGAATAATGCTCTTAACAAAACATTTACTGTTTTACATACCGGATGGTGTGGAAGGCGGTAATGATAACGTGAACACTGACACGCCAAATAGTGATGTAAAAACAGTTCCATTAGCCGATTTAATAGCCGAAAGAAAAAAGAGGCAGGACTTTCAGAAAGAGCTTGATGCTATTAAACAAAAACAGAAAGAGGCTGATGAAGCCAAACTTTTAGAAGAAGGGAAATTGAAAGAAGTCCTTTCAGCTAAAGAAAAAGAGTTTGATGCTATTAAACAAAAACAGAAAGAGGCTGATGAAGCCAAACTTTTAGAAGAAGGGAAATTGAAAGAAGTCCTTTCAGCTAAAGAAAAAGAGTTTGATGAATATAAAAAATCCATTGAACAGGACTTAAAACTTGCAAGCGAGTTTAAGGAATTTCAGACCAAGAGGCGTGATGTAATAAAAGAAAAACTTGGCGATAAATGGGTTGAATCTTTTTCAAACATACCACTTACGGATTTAGAAGTTTTAAGTGAAAAACTTTCAGTAGTTCCCAATGCGGTAACTACAAATAACGGCACGGGAGCCGGAGCAAATTCCGTTACTCTAACAGCTACAGAGAAAGCAGAAGCTGAACGTATGGGATTATCCGAAGAAGGATATATCAAATTTAAAGAAACACGTGCAAAACTAAAGGGGAATTAAATAAATGGCACATTTGATCTATGGGTGTAAAACACCTAAAGCAAACGGTAAAGAATACCCTGTAGCTGCAAGTCAATATTTCAGGCATGATGGAGTGAACGCTGTTTACTTGGATGGAAGCGGTCACGTTCTATTAGGATTAACCGCAACCGCAACATTTTTGGGATTTGCAATAGTTCCAAAAGGGCGCGGCGTTGGTGCTTCTGATGCTTATTGGCTTTCAAGTGCTACTGCGGGTAAAGATAAAATTTTCGTAATCACTGATCCCGAAGCAAAATTCTTAGTTCCAGGTAACATCACAGTTACCGCAGCAATGAAGGGCGGGGCTTGGGACTTAATCGCTGTTAATGATGGAACTGATACTACAGTTGACTTAGATACTTCATCTACTGATGTATTTATAGTTGATGATCTCGGTTCTAAATACGGCGGTTCGGCAACCGATGTACTTGTTCATATTAATCCAATCAAATATCAAGCAGACTAAAAGGGGGATAAATTAAATGGGAGTTGTAAGAAGTCAATTTACAGAGGGCTTGAAAGCCGATATGTATGCTTACGGTTTCGAGGCTTACGATTCGCTGCCTCCTGTTCACGAACAGATATTTGAGGTAATCGGATCATCTAAGGCTTACGAACAATCTACTTCTGTAATAAGAGGTAATGATCTAAAAGAAAAGGCAGAAAACGAACCAATCCTTTATTCAAATCCGTTGGAAGGTTATACCATTTATGGTAAGAACAGAACCTTTGCCGATGGCGTTGAGTTTTCTATGGAAATGGTTGAGGATATGCCTTCTGAAAAGATTGCAAACATAGTTCTTGAATATGCAAGAGGATGGGGATTAGAAACCATTCGTGCTAAAGAGGAATTTGCTGCACAGTTTTTCAATGAAGGATTTAAAACAGCAGGGCATGACTGTTTTAGTGCTAATATAACAGGGGTAACACCTTCAGATGCACCAACCGCACTTTTATATGATGGAAAGCCGTTCTTTAATTTAAGCAACAACACACGCGGATTATATCCCGGTGCTACTGCTGCTTATTACAATGGTTTTTCATCTTCTACTTTAAGCGAAACTAATTTGCAGACAATTTATTTACACATGGTTTCTACAAATAACATTGACGGACAAGGTAAGAAAATTAACCTTATGCCTAATGTTCTTTTGATTCCAAGTGCTTTGAGATTTACTGCTAAGAAGCTCTTAGAGACTGACAGAGTGGTTGGAAGCGGTAATAACGATATAAACACCGTTCAGAATCTTTTAACACCTATTGAGTGGCAGTATTTAACCGATACTGATGCTTACTTCTTAGGTGCTCAAAAGAGAGGCATGAAGTTTCATAACAGAAAACCTTTAACCTTTGATTTCTATCAGAATGACACCAATAAATCTTACCGTGCAGATGTTGTAGTAAGATGGGGCGCTCATGTTTATGATTGGAGATTCTGGGCAGGTGCAAACGGAGCTACATCATAATGAAAAGTAAATTCAAAAACACAATTACCGAAGTTCCCATCGAAAGCGTCCCTGAATCAGAAGTGATTTTAGAGAGTGTTGAAGTTGAGGATGAGGCTGTGATTGAATCTACACCTTTTAAGGAAGTCCCTCTGTTAGAAGCAGAGGGGCTTATTAAGGAAGGCTATAAGTGTGTAGGCTCTTATTTAAAAGACGGTAAGAAAGTATATAAGGTGGTTAAATGAATAAAATAATTGCATTTGCTTTGGGTGTTTTTACCGTTGTTATTCTTGCGGCAGGAGCAACAAACTTTGACAGGCTTGTTCTTGGAAGCGGAAACTACAGTACTGACCCGAATACAACTGCTGATATTACTTTGCAGAATGATGAATATATAAGTAATGCCACGGACGGCGTTATAGAGCTGAATGCAGCAACCTTAAATGTAAATGCTACTGTAGCCGGAACTAACGTTTTTGCTACAACGGATTCAGCAGATACGGTTGTTATTTCAGGAACATTAAGCTCTGATATATTTGTTGTTTCGGGAGTTTTTACGGCAGGGGTGGATCAACAGGACGTCTTACAGGTAACAGCCAAGACCGATACTTTGATAGTAACGAGAATGGCAAGCGGTGAGAGTGCATTAAATTATAACTGGATAAGATTACGTTAATTCAAAGGCGGGTAACACCGCCAATTATATGACAAGAAAATGGCGTAACATAGCTGAAATGTATAAGCACTTTGCGAAGGATTGGAATCATGTATGTGATTTTTCCGAAAAAGCAGCAGAGGAAATGTTTATACATGAAAGCACCGGCAAGGGTTCTCTTTCAGTATCAACAAAAAGAGATAACGGATTGTATAACGGTTATATGGTAGGCAAGCACTGGATGGACGCAACTATTAAAATGTGGAAACAGGATTTGCCCAAAGGACTGTTATTTATTACTGAATTAAGAGACGCTTATCCGATGTGGTGGTTAAGGAAAGTATTACCGGGATATTTTTAATGAAAACAATATTTGAACAAACGGTTGCCGAATGTAAGATATGCTTACAGCCTACTGGTGAAAAGTATAAGAGAGGCGAATATTATTATTGCGCCGATCATTATGAAAAAGAATCACCACAGGAAAAAAGAGAGAACGAAAAAAACCGTATTGAGTTGGAAAAACATAAAAAATTTGTAGCAACTTTATGATTGAATCGCACTTAACAAATCAGGATTTATTAAACCGTGAAATCACTCTTGGTGATTCATTAAGAGATGATGAAACTGACCTTACGTATATAATTGATACAAGGTTCAGCATCATGGTTAGTGATATAGTTGACAGGGGAAATGAGGTAAGGCGGCTTTGCAAGAGGCTTGAACTACAGGCAAGCGCAACAAAGACAGCCGCGTTTACAGGTGCAGTTACATCGCAGGATTATGCACAAAGAAACAGGTGTGTAATAGCAATTACAGCTATAAGCGGGGAGGCTTCATTCACACTTCAGGGAACTGATGACGAAACCACTTATTACGATATTGAAACAGTTGTATCAAGCACTGTAGAAGAAGTAACGTTTAAGTTCAACAGCTATTATAAAAAATACCGTTTGAAATTAGACAGCATTGGATCAACAGTAACTTACTCAGGTTATTTGATTGAAACCGGGTATGAGGAACTTCATGCTTTAGGTTCATTGATGGATGCTTATAACCGTTTACGCTTCAGGCAGAGTGATGATGAGTTCAAAGAGAAATACCTGGAATACCGTGAAAGGTATTTAACCAAACTTGATACAATGAGATTCTTTTACGATAAAGATGATAGCGGTTCAATAAGTGAAAGCGAGAACTTTACACAATTTAATGTAAGGTTTTCACGATGAGTTATGTTTCCAACGAAGCTGCATTGATTGTGATTATTGAAGCATTGGGATATAAGAGAGTTCCCGGTTCGGCTGAAATTGATGAGGCAATAAAATCACACGGGCATAAAGGATATACCTTAAAGCCAACAGGAAGCCGTGATGAAGTAAATACAACAAGCAGCAGTTACGTAACTACAGATGAAATACAGGTGGAAGTTTCTTACAGGAATAATGATGATGGTGATATATCTGTTAATTATGATTTGTTCTTAGCACTTGAGCTTGCAATTCAGAACAATACTCTTTTTAAGAACTGGACTGATAAAAGGTTATTTGGAAGAATGAAAAACCATGATAAGCACAGCAGAGGGACTTTAAGATTTTTTTGGGGAGTAAGATCATGTGGATAGAGTATTACACAAACTCAACATTAAACAGTTTTAGTTATAAATATAAGGTGTATGTATGGATTTAGAAAAGGTGGAGCAGGAGCAAGCTCCGAAAAAGGTTGAGGGGAAACAAAAGCTGGTTAAAACGGATAACTATATCAAAGGTTCTTCCAATGCAGTCCCCTTTATAGGCAAAGAGTTAGAGAAAAAATTAGCTGATGGAGAAGTTATAGAACTTGCAACATCAAAAACAAAGATATTAAAACAATTTGGGTGGGTAGAAATTTATAAAGGGGAGAAATAAATGGCAGCAGAAATAACTTCAAGGCAAAGAGTGGTAGGTGTTTTACAACAGACTAACTTTGCAACACCAAAGGCAGATACGGATGCTTATGAAACTTTAAATTATAACGCGGGCAGCGTAATAACTAATCCGAACACAATTATCAATAATCTTGATGTAATATCTACATCAGGATTAATACCAAAAGAAAGCAGAAATTATACCGATACGGCAAGCGGGTTAAAATCAATGGCTTTTGCCGGACTTGCCACAAGACAACATCTTGCATTGCACTTTGTAGCTGCTTTACAGAATGTAACCGAAGTGGCAACAACTCCGTTTCAAAAGATAATTACACCTGTTTATAACTCAACCATATTAGACACAGCTTCAGCCGGGTATTATCATACACTTGCAAGTTATGCAAATAGCAATAGTACGGATGGAGTGCTTTTAAAAACAGCAGTAGTAGGTGATATGACTTTTTCGCTAACTCCAAATGCAGAAGGAATTGCAAGGTTAGCCCAAATATCAGGGAATTGGATTGGGGCAACGATACTATATAATCAAGACCTTAGTGGCGGAACATGGGTTGCGGAATCACTCAGTAATTTTTATAACGATACAACCGCCTGCACGCTTAACATCACTGGTTATACTTCATTAACAGATGTTTGTTTCAAGAATTATTCGCTTCAAATAAACAACAATGTTATATCTGATTGCAGAACGGCGGGAGTTCCAAGAAGCTATAAATTTAGTCCTTCTTTTACAGTTAGTGCAACATTGCCTTATGATTCAACTACATACTCAATTCTTGAGGATTATAGAGCGGGAACGGTTGGAGGTATTGAATTAATAAGTGGCTCAACAGGTGCAGCCGGTTATTTAAATATACTTTCATACGGAAGATTAACTGCTACGCCTCATGGAACAGACGGACAATATGAATCAATAGTTTTAAGCCAGACTGTAGAATTAAACACATCTGCAGCTAAATCATTACAGGTAACAATAGCAGATGCAAACGATAGAAGCTATCCAGCACCATAATTAAAGACTTATAAAATAAAAGGGAGTTATGCGGACATTAAAACTTAAAAAATCAGAATCACATTGGGTTGATGTTAACGAAACGATAGACGGTGAAAATGTCTTTGCACTAAAAATTAAAGTGGATTACCCGACCTTAGAACAACAGGATGAATTGGATGATTTATATTCAGAAGCTATGATGGGGGCAATAAGACATGCAGGGGAGCTTAGGAAGGGTAATCCCGATATTTCAGATGAGGAGTTAAATATCCAATCAGCGGGATATATTAACTTAAAAAAATTCAATCAGTTCAAACGTCTTTCCATTAAATACTCATTAAAAGATGTTGAAGGTTCTGATGAGCCTTTGAAGATAGTAAACAATGAGCTTGATAAAGAGCAGTTTGAAAACATCTGTAAAGACAAAGAGATGACAAACCTTTTATACTCCGCAATTCAGGAGCAGACAGGTTTTACAAACGCTGATAAAAAAAAATAGAATACTGTTCTTACCTAAGTAATGAGGGGATGCTTTTGGGTGTAAGAAAACCTTACCCCATAACCATAAACGATACAGAGAAAAAGAAAAAGTTTGTTATAAATAATTGTGATGAACTTATAGAATTAGTTGACCGCAAGTTTTCAGAAAGAAGGCAGTTAACTAAAGCCGTAAAGTTAGAAGAGATACTCTGGACTTTGGTTATAGGCTTAGAAGAAGAAATAAACCCCATTCAACTGGTAGATGAACGAACCGAACAAGTAATTGATTTTTATTGGTTCTATCTGTATCAGCCTCATTTAATAAATAACAAAGTTTGGTTTGAATCAGTAAAAAGATTGAACAGGATTTATGGCAGTCAAAGAAATCAACGAATTATATGACATCATCTGGGATTACATTGAAACATGCGAAATGATGAACGTTGAAGTAATCGGAGTGATGGAAGTTGTAAAAGCGGAATTATTGGAGCAGTTGCTTGATAACAATAATGACTGATTTTGACCAGGAAGGTTTTGAACGTGAGGTTGAGGCAAAGCTAAATTCACTTACTTATATATCACCCGAACAGATGAGGGAAATTGCTGAAATGGCTGTTGTTGATATTAAGGAAGGCATTGATACAGGGCAGGATTTACAAGGCAGTTCCTTTGTTCCCAATACACAAAGATGGATTAAGAAAAAGGGGAACTCAACCGTTTATAAGGGAAAGACAAATAAACTTTACAACTCAATTTCCGTTGAATCCGTTACGGGCACGAATAAAGGAACAGAAGCAATAATAGTAGCAAGGGGAAACGGACTTCACTGGCAGACCGACCCGAAATATCCAAGATTTAAAAGAGTGTTTTTTGGTTTCAGTAAAAGATTTGACAATAAAGTGTTCGATTATTTAAGGAAAAACTTTGGCTGATGAAATAGAAAAACGGATAAAATTAACGGTAGTAACAGAAGATGCTACCCTTAAAAGTTTACGTGCTGAATTAAAAAAGTTCAAAACCGAACTTGAGGGCATACCTGTTTTATCAGCAGGGTTTAAGGATGTTAATACCTCTGTTGATTCATTAAAGAACACTATCACCGCTTATGCTAATCAGGCTAAGAACGGTTCTAAAGAAATTCAGACTGCAATTAAGTTAGAGCAGGCAGAACAAAGAAGACTTGAAGATTCGATAAATAAAGTAAATGTTGCATTAGAAAAGAAACGTGCCTTACAATCGATTAAAGATGCACAAAGAGATTTAGGATTAACCGGACAAACATCAAGCCTTGGTTCCATTGAGGCTATGATGGGGCGTTTGGCAGGGCTGAACGAACAGCTTCTTAGGATAGACACGACAAGCGAAGCGTTTGTTGTTCTAAAACAAAAAATTGCATTAGCAAAGCAGGAACTTGAAAACGTTGGTGCATCGGCACACGGCTCAACAAGGGGCATGGCAAACATGGGCGTTGCTATGCAGAACCTTAACTATGTAGTAAGGGATTCGGCGTATTTCAGTCAGAGTTTTGCCTTTGGTGTGCTTGCAATCGGTAATAACTTGAATCCCATGATTGATTCAATGATGCGTGCTAATAAAGAAGCAAAATCATTAAACAGCACGTTTGGGAAAGAGATGCTTGGTTTCTTAAAGGGGCCGGGTGGAATTGTGCTTCTTCTTTCAGTGGCAGTTACGGCGTTTCAGGCTTTAACGTTTGCAATGGCTAAGAATAACTCCACAATGGAAGATGGTGATAGTGCTTATAAAACAGAGTTGGATAATATATCCAAAATGATAGAGAAACTAAGGGATTTAAGCACCTCTTATGAAGAAGCTACCCGATTAAATAGAGAGTTGATAAAAGAACAAAAACAGGGGATGATAGATAAGTATACCGCGGACAAAAAACTGGTTGATGATTTAATAAAGAATGGGGATGTGAGATTTGGATTCCGACAAAAACTTGACCCAGAAGACTTAAAGTTTCTGCAAGAAATGTCCCGACAATATGGAGAGAGGCTTAAACAATTAACATCGGATACACCGGAATTTAAGTCTTACTTGGGTTTGCTCAATGACATACAGATTGCGGCAAAAAATGGCGTTTCTGCAATTGACGAATTGAATATATCAAATATAGACTTGGGACATGCTTTACAAAATCTCAAAACAAGATATGATGAACTAAAGCCTTCCGAGAGGGAATATCTAACACCTGCAATTAAAAACTTAGAAGAATATCTAAGGAAACACAAAGGAACTCAAAATCTGGGTAGGGATTTTGTCAATGATTTAAAAATCCAAAGAGATTTACTTGAATTACAGAATAAGCCCATGCTTGCCCTTCTGGAAAAACAAAAGGAACAGTTAAGTAATGCTCTTTCATTAGAGATGAAGGACGCTGATAGGGTTAAGTTATTAAATGAACAGGTTTCGCTGCATGAAAAAATAAAAGAAATAAATAAGGATATTATTGAGGGTGGTGGTAATTGGGGAAAAACCGCAGAACAGATTTTTAATGAGATTAATAATTTTAAGCCCAATGGAGTAGAAAAACGAGGGCAAAAAATAGAGGAATCCTTAAGGGCTGATAAATTAATTGAGGAACATAAAAAGTTTATAGGAATGGCTGCTGAATTAAACGCCCACCTGATAAAAGATAGTGCGGAACGTGAAAAGGCATTATTCAAATTAAAAATGAGTGATGAAATTGCCTTTGCGGAGCAGATGCTTACTGAAAAAATAATTAATGAAGATGAACTTAATGCTTATAGAAAAGCACTCTTACAAGACTATGAAAATTTTGCGGTTGATATACACGCAAAAGAAATAGAAAGGTGGACTGGGTTAACGTCTATCCTTGAATCGAATTTTTCAAGTTTATGGGAAAACGTTTTTGGTGAAGCAAACTCACTTGTGGAGCAATTAGGACAAAATGTTCTTTCCGTATTAGGAGAAGTAGCCGCCGAAGAATTAACACATATTCTTGCAAAGCATTTATTTGAAAAGGCAGAGACCGCAACAACGGCTGCCGTTGCCACCGCAACCGCAACGGCTTCAATAGCCACTATCGGTGCTGAAATGGTTGCACTTGCAGCAGCAACTTTCCCTGCCGCTTTAGCTGTGAATATTGCCTCGTTTGGTGCTGCGGGTGCTGCGGCTGCGATAAGTGCCGAAGCTGCCAGCCTTGCGCTAACAACGGCTATGATACCGAAATTCCATGACGGTGGAATTGTTGGTAGTGAAGTAAATATCATTGCTAAAAAAGGTGAAATGGTATTAAATAACGACCAGCAATCAAATTTATGGAGCATGATAAATAACGGCGGTTCAAGGCAAGGCTCACAGCCGATTAACATTACCTTGCAGAATGTAATGGATGGAAAAGTAATAGATTCAAGGGTTTACAGAATATTACCTGATGTTCAAAGACAGTTGATACGAGAAGGGTATATGAATTAATGTTAGTCCTGAACCAAACGGTTTCGACTGATTCAAACCTTGTATGGGTTGTTAAAATCTTAGGTGATTCAACTACTTATAGATTTACTACAAGGGTAGGTGGAATTACATTAACAGATGCAGGTGGAACAGGACGTCTTTATGATGCAGGTGTGATATGGGGTGGCAATGAAGGTGTTTCACCGATAAGAGAATCAATAGGCATGGGTTCTGGTGGTGGAATAGGGCAAGTTAGTTCATTCATATTAAAGATAGCACGATACTCAGCTAACACAGGTGTGGATGGATTCTTTAATGAATTTTATCCTGCTACATCGGGAGCAAGGTTAGTTTCAAGGGAAGTTAATGTTGGCTTTTGTTGGGTTGGTGCAACTGCTGAAAGTGAAGTCAACTGGTTCAAAAAATACTACATAGAAGATTACTTATACAATCCAACTCAGATAGAACTTTATTGTGTTGAATATCGTGAATTGGAAATGGTTGAACTTCCGTATTACAAGGTTCAAAAGGATTTTAATAATGGAGTTAGTTATTTCACAAATGCACCGGAAGATAACCTTTCATTACCATTACCAATATTATACGGTATATTCGCGACCGTTGATTTCCACTTGACAAGTTTCTCTTTAGCTCCGACAGTTTGTGTTGACAAAACTTCTTTAAGATATATCATAGCTACTCATAAGTTAAATGTTACAACCTCTGATGATTATCTATATCAGTATTTACCTCAAATATTTAATTGCATGATTTTACAGCCTTCGAACGGCTCTACTGTTAATGTTGATACAAGAAGCGAAGTAAGACTATATGCTCCCGGACGCGTAGTTGACGATACTATCTATGGGCAACTTTATATCCAGTTTAATCAGTTGGGAACTAAAAGCACCATAAATGACATAGGGAATGCAGCCGATAGTGATGCTGATACTTATGTAGTAGTTCCATCCGGCGAAACATTAGCCGTTAAAGCTGAAAGCAATATTGCAACCGGTGATCTTGGAATATTAGGCAAAGCCTTTGAGAGTGAGGTTACACAGGTCTGTAATTGGGCTTCAGCGGTTGGCACATCACAGCGGAATATTATGATGAATTATTTCCATCCAAGCATTCCCGGAGTGGGTTCGGGTAACACTGATGGCGAAGTTGGTTATACCAATGACCTTATAACTCCGGTTAATAGCTTCCTGTTTTGGGGACAATATACTGGTATGAAAATAAATACAGACCTACCGTGGACTATTGAAGAATTACTATCACTTGAATTTACAATGCTGAATAGCACGGCATCCGGTGACTTAAGAATCCACAATGTCTATTTACAATTGAATAATATCATTATTGCAAAAATTCCAGTAAGAAGTGTCAGAGGCTCTATTAGGAATAATATGGGGAATAGGAACTAATGAAAAGATTCCCTGAAGGTATAGAAAATGTAATTAACGGTGACATTTTCGCTTATGCAGCCGGAAGACAATTTGAGAGATGGATAGATTCTGTTGGTGGAGCTACAAGAGACGAAGGACATAGTGTTAATGGAATAATATTAACTCCTTCCGGCATTATTGAATCAATATTAAGAGATGAAGTATTTGTTGAAAGAGATTTAAGAGTTTCAACAGTTACAAGCACAACTTTAATAATTGTAAGCGGGCTTAAAAGTTCTGTGGATGATTATTATAATAATGCTATTTATTATAACGTAACCACAGGGCACAAAACTTATGTTTCTGATTATACAGGTTCAACCAAGACGCTAACTTTAGCAGCAGCAGATACAAGCGCAACAGCAGCCGATAACATTTACTTAACAAACATTCAGGGTGATAATAAAATTAATTATCAGTCATTCGATGTTATTGGTAATACTACAAGCGGAACGAGAAAAGATTGGCTATTCGGAAGGTCAATAAATTCATTCAGCACTCCACAGGCATTGATTGAACAATTATGTTTTGAAAGTCATTCAATCCTATTAGACACTTATGATGGGTATAAATTCCTTTCACTTGATGAAGCTGCTTCGGCTGATACTTGGACTGTTCCTTTAACAAGAAATTCAGAAAGAGAATTGGTAAGCGGAAGATTAAGCCCTTTGTCAGACATATACACTGATTTCAGATTAAAGTATGCTTTTGATTACGCTTCAGGAACTTATAAGAAAGAATTTTTTGTTAACAGAGATGTAGTTTCAAGCAATGCTTCGATACTTGGTGCAACTGAAAAAACCAAATGTGCAAATGCTGAAACTGATTATAAAGTAAAAAAATATTTTGAATATTCAAGCGATTGGATATACGATGATAACACTGCTGAATACTTACTACAAAAATTAGTTAACTGGTTAACGAAACAATATGCAATAGTTACGTGGGCTGGTGAGTTCAATTCACATATAAAATATGAAATAGGAGATCAGGTTATTTTAAACTATGCAAATATGGTGCCCACAGGGATAAACAACTCAAGTAAATTCATAATCTTTTCTAAAGAGATTAACCCGCTTACGCCAAGTGTAACATTTCAGCTATTAGAAGTAGGTGCAGGAATTTCAGTTCTTGGATATGGTTCAAGATACGGTTCAAGCTATGGAAGGGGCTATTAATGAAGATTTTATTTTTTCTTTTATTTTCGATTAGTTTATTTGCTCAATACACTGCGCCAACAGATTCAACTGATAACCTTCATATTCTACAATGGGGACAAGATGATAATCCGGGAGCAATTAATCTTAACAATAACATGGCTAAGATTGATTCAGGATATAAAAGAAACAGAGATTCATTAGTAGCGCTTAGAAGTTATATGGGCGATTCCACAGTCCATAGAAAAGGCTTGGATTCAATTGGCGGGTTAAAAGTAATTAAAGATTCGTTAAAGTTTTCGCCTACAGGAAAATTAAGTTTACCTGCATTAAAAAGCCCGATGATCGGGAATATTTCATTAGCTGATTCGGTAGTAATTATATGGAATAGCATATTAGGAACTTATGATACTTTAGCCTCTAAGAGGTCAACAAGGACAATAGATACCTCTTATGTCAAGACTACCGGAACTGAAATTATGCACGGAAGATATACCGTGAAAGATTCGATGAAACATGATGGGGTGGTTACATTCGGAATAAATGGAGTTTTAGAATTACCCTATGAGCCTACAAATTATCAAACATGGAATAACCTTTTGTGGGTAAATAATGGAAGGATAATTTTTAGTGAGGAATCAAGCCCAACAAAAGATTCAGTTGCTTTTCTATCTGATATTACAGATGGGGATTCAATGGCTACGTGGGGGAATATCACGGGGGTAATAACAAATCAGGGTGACTTGATAAGTGCCTTTGAAGATTTTGGAAGTTCTGTAGCGGTTTCAAACGATACCTTATTCTTAAAAAATGGTGATGCAGATATAATTGGTTTTGCTATCCTTCCAACAAGTCCAAGCCCTGATACCGCAACGTTTGTCACTAAGGCAAGTACTCAGGTATTAACAGGATCTAAGTATTTCACTCAGGTGATTCAGGGAACTGTAAGAAGGGCGCAAGGATTATTTAACGATGGTGAAACCGTTGCTGTTACAGCGAATGATTTGGCAAGCTCAATTACATCTTCGGGCATAGGACTTTCCCTAAAAGATATTGATAATAATACTTTATCAAGTGCAAATATTGACACCACTGTAATTCCACACAAACAAGCTGCCAATATTTTTACAGGGGCTAATTACTTTACCAACATCATCCAGGGTGGTGCAAGGGATGCTTATAATTTATATGACGCTGCGGGAGATACGCTTTATGATGCGGATGATTTCGGGCAAAAATTAACTGTTTCGGGGACAACTTTAACCTTGAGAAATTCTAAATATACAAGTTTATCAAGCATTACTATCCCAAGTGGCGGTTCAACTGCATACTCTGATTCAACAGGGACGTTAAAAAATGGTATATATAATTATTTCTCAGACCCTTTAGTAACGCTTAACGCAGACTATGCAACCTCATCATCAACTGCATTGGAAGTCTGGAATGCGGGTGCGGATGAATCCTTTAATGCTGATGAGCTTTTAAAAGTAAGCAATAATTTATCAGACCTGCAGAGCTCATCAACGGCAAGGGGTAATTTAGGGTTAGTAATAGGAACAAATGTTCAAGCCTACGATGCTGATTTAACAACCTATGCAGGTATAGCACCTTCTGTTAATGTTCAATCAATTTTAGGAGCTGCAAACTATTCAGCAATCAATACGTTACTTGGATTGGGCTCATTAGCTTTAATCAATAATAATTTCACAGCAAACCGAGTGATGACTTCAAATGGTGCTGCTGAATTAACGCCCTCAGATATTACAACTACTGAATTGGATTACTTAGATAATGTTACGTCTAACATTCAAACACAAATTAATGCAAAAGTAACATCAGTAAGCACGGATTCAACTGTAATTACCACAGATTCCGGTTTTGTAGTTAAAGGAATTATTGCGAATACACCACAAATAATTACAAGCATAACAAGTAATACATTAACTCCAACAAGTTCTATTGTTTACTGGAATGGCGGTTCAAATGGAGCATTACAAACGCTTGTTGGAAAGAAAGACGGTCAGGAGTTAACCATTATAAATATTCACGCAACTACTACATTAACTATTTACGACCCTGATGATTTAGGAATTAATATTTATGTAACTGATGGGCTTTTAGATATTGTTCTTGGATATAGAGACATTGCAAAGTTTATATATGTAAAATCATTGAACGCTTGGTTCCTGGAAAGTCATAGTAATAATTGACAACACCTAATCACATAATTCAAGGTGCGGTAATATCGTATTACATTTTAGACTACTTCAAAGTGGATAAAAAAATTCACATTGTTTTACTTGCAATGATTTTAAGCGGATTGCCTGACATTGGAAGATTATTTCAGAGTGATCCTAATGAATGGAATTTATTTTATACATGGGCGCACGATACCTGGTATTGCTATTTAATTCCGTTTTGGAATTTACACATAGCTGAAGATTATTTTTTACACTATAAAACAGGCGGAGTAATTCAACCGTATTATTTAATCTGTGAAATACTTACATGGCTTTTAATGATATACTTAA